ACGGCTATCGCTGCGGCATGTCGGGGCAAGAGGGGCAAATCCTCTGCGCTCGTGAATACATGAACAGCCTGGACGAATCCTCGCTGGAGGAAGTCAAGGCGGCGATCGCTTCGGAGCCTTTTCTCCTCGCATATTACGAGATAGGCGAAAAATACATCCGGTCCAAGGATGGGCGGATCAAATACACGTTCGCCGGGTTGCGGCATAATCTCGACAGCATCAAGTCGAAGGCGCGCATCCTCCTGTGCTGGGTGGACGAGGCCGAGCCTGTATCGGAGGAGGCTTGGCGCAAGCTGATCCCGACCATCCGCGAGGAGGGGTCGGAGATATGGGTGACGTGGAACCCGGAGCGCAAGCAGAGCGCAACGCACAAGCGGTTTCGGGAAGACCCGCCGGAAGACGCGAAGATTGTCGAGATCAACTGGCGTGACAATCCCTGGTTCCCGGATGTTCTGGAACGTGAGCGCCAGTCGGACAAGACCAAGCGACCAGAGCATTACGACCACATCTGGGAGGGCGGCTTCGTCATGGTGAACGAGGGCGCCTACTACGCTCGCCACATTGCCGACGCGAGGGAACAGGGGCGCATCGGCAAGGTGGCTCCTGACCCCCTCATGGCAACCCGCGCGGTGTGGGACATTGGCGGGACAGGTGCCAAGGCGGATGCCTGCGCGATCTGGATCGCACAGTATGTCGGCCGGGAAATCCGGTGGCTTGATTACTATGAGGCGCAAGGCCAGCCGCTCGCCACGCATATCAATTGGCTTCGCGGCAAGGGGTATGGCTCGGCCCTCTGCATCCTGCCGCACGACGGCGCGACAAACGACCGCGTGCATGACGTTAGCTATGAGAGCGCGCTAAGGGCTGCGGGCTTTGATGTCCAGGTGGTCGCAAACCAGGGTGCGGGGGCGGCCATGAAGCGGGTGGAGGCGGCCCGCAGGCTGTTCCCGGCCATGTGGTTCAACGAGGCCACCACGGGACCTGGGCTTGATGCAATCGGCTGGTATCACGAGAAGCGCGACCCCGAGCGCGGCATCGGGCTTGGCCCGGATCACGACTGGTCATCGCACGGCGCGGACGCCTTCGGGCTTGGCGCCGTCGCATATGAGTTGCCCGCGAATGGGCGCAAAGAGCCGAAATTTGAGAGGCGCAAGGTAGTTTGATGGATCAGATCGCAGTCATAGCCGATATGGTCCGCGAGGCCGAGCGCCACGCCGACGACCTGTCGCACGACCGCATTCGGGCGATGGAGTATTACCGGGGTGAAATGAAGGACACCCCGTCCGATGACGGCCGATCGGCGATGGTTGTCCGCGTGGTGCGGGATCACGTCAAGAAGGTGCTGCCTTCGGTGGTGCGGACCATCCTTGGCGGTGCTTCGGTGGTCGAGTATCAGCCGAAGGGCGAGGGCGACGAGGAAGCGGCGGCACAGGCTACCGATTACGTCAACGAAATCGTGATGGCCGAGTGCGACGCCCGGAAGGCGATCTATGACGCTGTGCATGACGCGCTGCTTTTGCGCAACGGCATCCTCAAGTGGTGGTTCGAGGAAAAGCAGGCGGTCAAGATCAGCCGCCACACGGGGCTTACAGAGGATGCGTTGGCGCTTCTCGTGGGTGACGACGATGTGGAGGTTCTGGAACATTCCGAGAACCTGGAGGTGGTCGAGGGCCAGCCCGTCGCGCTGCATGACGTGAAGATTCGCCGCGTCTACATGGATAGGCGCATTCGCACGGCCGCTGTTCCGAGGGAGCGGTTCCTGATCCACCCCGACGCGGTGACGCTACAGGATAGCCTCCTGACCGGCGAGCGGCTGGAGTTGCGGCGCAGTGACCTTGTGGCGATGGGCTATGACGCCGACATGGTGGCGCGGCTATCCATCGCGGAAGAGGACGAGGACGAGGAGTCCACACGGCGCGATTTCGTGTCTGACGCCCAGGAGGCGCACAAGCCGAACGAGCCGATTGATTATTATGACCTGTATATCCGCGTTGACATGGACGGAGACGGCATTGCCGAGTTGCGGCACATGTGCTTCGCGGGCGGGCTGCAGGCAAAGAACCTGCTTGTGGACGAGGAATGCGACGAGGTTCAATTTTGCGACCTGAAGGTGATGGCGCAGCCGCACCAGTGGGAGGGGATCAGCCTCTTTGACGATCTAGCCGACGTGCAACAGGCGGAAAGCGTCTTACTTCGGCAGACGCTCGATAACCTCTACTGGCAGAACAACCCGCAGCCATTGATGCAAGACGGCGTGGTGGTGAACCCGGATGCGGTTTACAGCCCCGAGTTCGGAATGCCGATCCGCGTGAAGCAGGGTTTCGACGTTCGCAGCGCACTCGGTTTCAACATGGTGCCATTCGTGGCCCGCGACAGCTTCGGAATGCTGGAATATCTCGACGGGCAGGCAACGGATCGCACTGGCGTTTCGGAGGCGTCATCGGGTCTGGCGCCTGACGCGCTCCAGAACATGACGGCAAAAGCCACCGCGCTCATTGAGCAGGCCGGCATCGGACAGACGGAAATGATGGTGCGGACCATCGCGGACGGGCTGCGGGACTTCTTCCGCGGCATCCTGCGGCTTGTCGTGCAGCATCAGGACGTGCCTCGCACTGTCAGGCTCCGCGACGAGTGGGTGACGTTCGATCCGCGCCAGTGGAACGCGGACATGGATTGCGAAGTGAATACCGGCCTTGGCGCCGGGACGCGCGAGCGGGACATGATGATGATGCAGGTTATCATGGGCGCGCAGGAGAAGCTGCTTGCGGCGTTCGGGCCTGATAACCCGTATGTGAAGCCGGAAAACCTGTGGAACTCGCTTTCGAAGATGGTGGAGAGCGCCGGGCTTCGGACCCCGCGCATGTATTTCACCGAACCCGACCCGCAGGAAGTGCAGGCGAAGCTGGAGGCGGCGCGGAACCGGCCGGACCCGGAGCAAATGAAGTTGCAAGCGCAAATGCAGCTTGAACAGGCCAAGATGCAGGCGAACCGCGACAAGGAACAGGCGCAGATGCAGGCTGACCTTGTGATAAAGCGGGCCGAGATCGAGGCTAACACCCGCGCCGAGGCCGAGCGGATGCAGGCGGATGCGGCAAAGCAGGATCGCCAGCTCGCGTGGGAGCGCGAGAAGTTCCTGCTGCAACAGCGGCTGGAATTGACCAAGCTCGGGCTTTCGCAGGGCGAGGACGGCGAGCCGATCAATCCCGATGCGGAGGCCCTGCGGGACATGCTGCGGCAGGCACAGGCAATGCTGTTGGCTGTCGGGTCGCAAGTGGAGCGGGCGAACCGCCCGAAGCGCATCATCCGCGACGAGGCGGGCGAAATCATCGGGGTCGGCGACGACGAGCGGCAGATGAATGTCGTTCGGGATGCGGCCGGCGAAGTCATCGGATTGCAGTGAGGTAGGAAATGGCAACGGGAACCAAGATTGCCGATTGGATCGAGAACCTCGGCACAGTCGTCAACGCATCGTCTGACACGTTCAAGGTGGCACTGAGCAACACCGCGCCCGCGTCGGAGTCGAGCAACCCCACGGCGACGGGCAACGGCGTTCTCGCCAACGTGACGCAGATCAGCTACACCAACTATTCCGACAACCTCACGGTTGATCGGACGCTGGAGAGCGTGACCTTTGCCGAGAGCGGCGGCACGACCAAGTTTGATGCCGGGGATTTCATCATCACGGCCTCGGGCGGCGCGCTGGCGACCTTCCGGTATATCTACGTCTACGACGACACGCCGACTTCCCCGGCTGACCCGCTCGTGGGCGTGTGGGACCACGGCTCGGGCATCACGCTCGCCGACACGCAAACCGCGACGATCACGCTCCACGCCAACGGCCTGTTCACTGTAGCCTGAGCCTGACCGATGGTCGCCGTTTCGGGAACCACTGGCAGCCCCGGTTATAGCGGGTCAGTCAGTGATGCGGGCAAGACGTGGGAGGTCTACACCTTCCTCGCTTCCGGCTCGATCACGTTCTCTACCGGCGGGACTGTCGAATATCTCGTTATCGCGGGTGGCGGCGGCGGCGGCGTCCAGGCGTTCGGTGGCGGTGGTGGCGGTGGAGCGGGCGGCGTCCTGCAATCGTCGCATACGGCATCGGCGGCGACCTATGACATCACCGTCGGCGCTGGCGGCGCGAGCCAGAATGCAGGTTCCGATTCCGTCTACGCCCTCAACGGCGGCGCCGAGGTTGCCCGCGCCACTGGCGGCGGCTCGCAGGCCGCGAATGGCGGCTCCGGCGGTGGCGGCAGCAACATCACGACGACTGGCGGCACCGGGACGTCAGGACAGGGGAACAACGGCGGCACCGGCTTTGCTGGCGCAACGGCCGCACAACGCGCGGGTGGCGGCGGCGGCGGTCAATCGGCAGTCGGCGCGAACGGCGCGTCCGGGCAGGGCGGGGCTGGTGGCGCCGGTCTGGACACCACGTTCCGCACCGGCTCGACGGAAAGCTACGCGGGCGGCGGTGGCGGCGGATCGCGGACGACGGGCGGATCGGCATCCGATGGCGGCGGCGCGGGCGGCGGCGGTTCCGGGGCCGGCACGGCCGCGACGGCAAACACGGGCGGCGGCGGTGGCGGCGGCGCGAACGGCTCGTCAGGCGGGGCTGGTGGCTCGGGCATCGTCGTCATCCGGTTCGAGGTTGTCAGCGGCACCACGGTAACGCCGGATTCACTATCCTACACCGAGACGCTGAACGCGCTCACGGTCGCGGTTGACATGCCGGTTCCCCTCGGGGAGCTGTCCTATTCGGAGACGCTGAACGACTTAACGGTTGCGGTAGATACCCCGGTATCTCTCGACGCGCTTTCCTACTCGGTGACGCTGGAAAACGTCGGTGTTGCGACCACGACAGATACCCCGGTCGATCTGGACTCTCTGAGTTACGCCGAAACGCTGAATGATATTGGCGTTGCGGTCGATGTGCCCGTTGCGCTGGATAGCCTGGGCTACACGGAGACGCTTAACGCCCTCGGCGTGGCTGTTGATACCCCGGTTGCCCTGGATAGCCTAGGCTACACCGAAACGCTCAATGAAGTGTCGGTTGCGACCAGCGTAACGGTCGATCTGGACGCGCTCGAATACACGGTAACGCTTCCTGACCTGGCGGTGGCACAGCGGCAGAGGGCGCGCGGCGACGATGCGTTCCGATCCAGCGGGGCGCGCGATGACTTCTGGCGACGCAAGGCCGATGAATGGCTGGAAAGCTACCTCGATCGCGTCGAAGCGGCGACGAAAGAGGGCCGGTCGGCAAGAAAAAGAGCAAGCCGCCGTCTGGTTGAGGCGGCGGACGCGGCGCTTGTCGAAATGCCGGAGTTTGCGCCCCGGATTGACATGGTTTCGGCCTTCGCGCGGCAACTTGCGGAGGATCGGCCCGACTTCACCGCGCTTGCAGCGGCGATTGCAGCGCAAATGGCACAAATAGAGGCGGAAAAGCGCGCGAGACGGCGGAAACGCGACCTCGTGGCGGTTCTGTTATTGGCGGCATGAATCACGACGAACGCAAGGCGCTGGCCGAGCAATTGAAAGCCAATCCGCTTTTCGATGCGCTCATATCCAAGATCGAAGCCAACGCAATCGAGGCGCTGGTTTACGCCACGAATGAAAACGACCGCATTTCGGCGCAGTGGCGTGTCCGGGCGGCCCGTTCTTTACGCGAGGACTGCGAGGCGGCGCTTTGCAACACCCCCGCGCGCAAAGGCGCACCCTGCTAGGGGCGCTCACACAGCCAAGAGGCATAAATGACAAGCGAAACCGACACCCTGCCGAAAGGCGGGACCGATAACGCGCAACTCTCCGAAAGCGACACCCCGGAAACCTGGGATTACTACGACCCTGATGAGGATCAGGACACCGTAGAGGAACAGGCGGAAGGGACCGAAGAGGGGCCGGTTGAGGGCGAGCAAGCTCAAGAAACCGAAGATCAGCCTGACGAGGCCGAGGAAGCGGAGAAATCCGCCGAGCCGGTGATCGTCACACTCGAAAGTGGCGCCCAGGTTTCTTTGGATGACCTGAAAAAGGGCTACCTTCGGCAGGCTGATTACACCCGCAAGGCGCAAGACCTGTCTAACCGCAGGACCGCGCTCGAAGCGGATGTGCAGCGTCTCGAAGGCATTACGCAAGCCTTTGTTGACCATCTTGCCAGCATGGTTCCCGCCGAGCCTTCACCGGCTTTGGCGTTGACCGACCCGAATCGATACACGGCTCAGAAAGCGCAATACGACGCCGCCGTGGCGCAGGTGCAAAAGCTGATCGAACTCGGTTCCAAGCCGAAGGAAATCAAGGATGCACGTGCGCAGGAGGATCGCCGCGCCCGCATCGAGTATGAAAACCAGTCTCTTGCGGCGCTGTTCCCCAAGGTTGCGACCGAAAAGGGCCGCGCGGAGTTTTTCCGCGACGTGTCACAGATCGCGGCCGAGGTCGGATTTACCGAAAAGGAAATCCGTTCCGAAATCGACCACCGGTTGTTTGCGCTCGCTCATTGGGCAAAGATCGGCATGGAAGCCGAGAAGGCCAAGGGCAAGGCAAGGGAAAAGGTTGACAAAGCGCCACCGGCTACACCCCGCAAACCGGGACAGTCAGCGGCCAAGGCAAACCGGAATGTAGAGGCGATGCGGAAGCTGTCCCGAACCGGCTCCATCCGTGACGCGATGGCGGTCGATTGGGATTAACCCCAAATCATCGCAATAGGAGACGACAATGGCTGTCGTTACCAATACCTTCCAGTCCACCTCTGCGGTGGGCAACCGCGAGGAACTGAGCGACGTTGTTTCGCGGATCACGCCCGAAGATACCCCGATCTACTCCATGATCGAAAAGGTGACGTTCAAGACGACGCACCCGGAATGGGAAACGGACGATCTCGCTGCCCCGGCGGCGAACATCCAGCTTGAAGGTGACGAATACACCTTCGCAAGCACCAGCCCGGCAACGCGCCTCGGGAACTACACCCAGATCATGCGCAAAGAGGGCATCATCTCGGGCACCCAGGACGCCAACGATAACGCTGGCAACGTCGAACAGGTGAAATACCAGAAGCTGAAAAAGGGCGTGGAACTCCGCAAGGATGTTGAATACGCCATCGTGGATACGAACGCCTCCGTGGCGGGCGCTACCCGCGAGTTTGGCTCGCTCAACACCTGGATCGAGACCAACGTCGATCGCGGCTCGGGCGGCACCAACGGCGGTTACAGCTCGGGAACCGGGCTTACCACGGCGCCTGGCGCGGGGACGCAGCGCGCGTTCACCAAGACCATCATGGATACCGTGATGCAGGAGGGCTATGTGTCGGGCGCGAACTTCCGGCATGTGTTTGTCTCGCCCTATGTCAAATCGGTCTTCGTGACGTTCATGTCGGACAGCAACGTGGCATCCTTCCGCTACGCGGCTTCCACCGGCAAGAACAACAGCATCATCGCCAACGCGGACCTCTATGAGGGGCCGTTCGGCAAGGTGATAGTCCACCCGAACCGCGTCATGGCGGGATCGGCCACGCTGGCGCGCAACGCCTTCTTTGTGGATACGGAATATCTCCAGTTCGGGTGGTTCCGGAAGATCAAGGAGGACAAGGAAGTCGCCAAGACCGGCGACGCTCGCAAGTTCGTTCTCCTCGGCGAGGGCGCGCTGAAAGTGTCGAACGAGAAGGGACTCGGCGTCGCGGCCGATCTCTACGGCCTGACGGCCAGCACGTAACGGGCAATTGGAGGGGCTTCGCGGCCCCTCCTTCAATCTCAGGAGAACATAAAATGTCTTATGAACCCATTGCCCTTACGGCGTCGGCCACTCTGGACGCGCGTCATGCGGGCACTACGGTCGTGGTGAAGGCGGCGGCCGGTCTTACCCTGACGCTTCCGGCTTCGGCCGGCACGGGGTATGAGTATGATGTTGTCATCGGCACGACCGTCACCTCGAACAACGTCGTCATTCAGGTGGCGAACTCTTCGGACGTGATGGCCGGTCTTTGCATCTTTGGAGCGGATGCCGGTGATACTGCCGTCGTCTTTGAAACGGCGGCCACGTCGGACACGATCACTATGAACGGCTCCACCAAGGGCGGGATCAAGGGCGATCGCATCCGCCTCAAGGATGTGGCCGACAACCTTTGGTCAGTGCAGATCATCGGCTCTGCCACCGGCACCGAGGCGACTCCGTTCAGCGCGGCCGTGTAACAACGGAGGGGGCTTCGCGGCCCCCCCACCTATCCAGGGGAAAATTGATGACCGAAGAGAAACGTGGGCCTGGCAGGCCCCCGAAGCAAGACGTATTCGCTGCCGTTGTCCTGCGGGATTACTGGACGGAGAGCGGGGATCGCATCCGCAAGGGGCAGGTTGTGGAAGTCGCGCCCATGCAGATGATCGAAGGGCTTGAACTCGGAACGCTTGCGCGGGTGAAGTGATGCGTTTCCGTGACGGCGATTGGGATTTGGTGGATCACGATTTCCAACTTGGGCGCACGATGTGGGCGCGCTCGAATGGCGACGGAACCACGACCTACAGGACCGATTACCGCGTCGATCCAACGATTGACGTTAACACGGCGCAACGGAACATGGCCCGCAAAGACTGGGCCGGGGATTATCACCACATCGCCTCAATCCCTCTGAATGTCTATTGGGACCAGCTTGCAGAAGCCTCCAAGCAGGGTGACGACAAGTATATCTCCCGATGGTTGAATGACCGCGATAACAGGGCTTGGCGCACGAAAGAGGGCAGGGTATGACCGCGTTTGCCGACTTCCTTGACCTTCGAACCGCTGTGATCGAGCAAGTCTCGCGCGCGGATATTGTGGATGTATTCCCCCGGCTGGTGAAACTGGCCGAGGCTGGGTTTAACCGCAACATTCGCACCAAGGCGCAGATCACGAGTGCGACGCAGACCTTTGTTTCCGGCGTCTCGGCGCTTCCGAGCGACTTTGCCGAGGCAATCGGGCTTTATAACGCGAGCGGTTATGAATACGTCCAGCAACCCCCGCAGGCAACGCAGATCACGGATGGCACCCGCTATTTCTACTCCATCGCGGGGTCAAATATCACCGTCAATGGCTATGACGGCGATTTGACGCTTCAATATTATGCCACGCTTCCGACTATCACCGACAGCATGACGGACACGAACTGGCTCCTGACCAAGTATCCCGGCGTTTACCTATACGGCGTGTCGCTGGAGGCCGCAAAGCACTTGCGCGACGCCGAAATGGGCAAGGCATACGCCGCGCTTCTCAGGCAGGAGCTTGACGACCTCTCGGCTGACGATTTCCGCGCCCGCTATTCCCGCGCCCGTGTCCGGGTGCAAGGAGTGACCCCGTGACGCTCTTGACCATCGCTCAGAAGCTGGCCGCCGATGTGGGGCTTGCAATCCCCGACCAGGTTGTCGGTTCATCGAACCGCAGTATGGTCGAGGTTCTTTCCTTCGCCAACGCCACCGGCGAGGAACTGGCCCGGCGCGCGGATTGGATGCAGCTCACGACGTCCACCACGCTCACCGGCGATGGAACAAACAAGCAACACGCGATGCCGAGCGGGTTTTCCCGGCTCATCGCTGGCGCTGCGATTGTCAATTCCGATGGGTCGCTTGTCCGGCCATTGACGCGGGCGGAATGGGGCACCCTGACAGCCACGGAGGGAACGCCGCGCTACTTCCTCCTCGAAGAGGATACCGTGACACTCTGGCCCTATCTCGCGGACGCATCCACGGCGACGGCCTATTACATCACGGAAAACTGGTGCTCGAACGGGACAGCCGCCTGGTCCGTTGACGACGAAACCTCTCTGATTGACGAAAACCTCTTTGCCAAGGGGCTAATCGTCCGGTGGAGGCGCCAAAAGGGCATGGATTACGCCGATCACGAGGCCGAATATGAGGCAGCGCTGATGGACATTGCGCGCTTCAATGATCGGAGCCGCGTCTGATGGCGGGTGTCAGGCCGAAAAAGACCGCGCCGAACCACAAGCCCCCGGCGAAACAGCAACCGGCGCAGGTCTACACGTTCCCGGCCCCCGTCAAGGGGCTTGTGCTGAATGAGAACATCACGGTTGCACAGCCCGGATCGGCGCGGGTGCTGGACAACTGGATTTGCACCACGAATGCCATCAAGGCGCGGGGCGGGTATAACAAATACGCGACGATTGGCTCCTCGGCGCCGGTTGTGTCCATGTTTGTCTACCGGGCCGGGGGCGTGGAAAAGTTCTTCGCGGCCGTGACGGCATCGGTCTATGACATCACCACGGTTGCCGACCCGGACGTTATTCCGACGGCCGAGTTCACCGGGCAGACGAGCGGTTACTATTCCACCGTCAACTTCGGGACGACGAGCGGGAATTACCTCTACGCGGTCAACGGCGACGACAAGCCGCAGATTTATGACGGGTCCACGTGGACGGCCGTTGATGGCGCATCGACCCCCGCGATAACCGGGGTGACGACTTCCGGCCTTTCGCAGGTGTGGACATACGCAAGCCGGTTGTGGTTTGTCGAAGGGGGCGCCATGAGGGCTTGGTATCTCCCCGTTGACAGCATCGGCGGCGCGGCCAATTCGGTTTCCCTGGCGGGGGTGTTCAAGCTCGGCGGCGCGCTCCTCATGGGGGCGTCGTGGTCGGTCGATGCGGGCGACGGGCTTGATGACAAGTGCGTGTTCATCTCGACCGAGGGCGAGGTTGCCGTATACGCGGGAATTGACCCATCCTCATCGACCACATGGGCCTTGCAAGGGGTATACCAGATTTCCCGCCCGCTCGGGAAAAACGCCGTCATGAAGGCTGGCGGTGACTTGATTGTGGCGACCGAGGTCGGGCTGGTGCCGCTTTCGGAGGCCATCCGCCGCGACGTCGGATCGCTTTCGGCCGGAGCCGTATCCCGGCGCATCGAACCCTACTGGCAAACGCAGAGCGACCGCTATCTGACCGACAGCCTGCCGTGGGAAATGGAGCGTTGGCCGACCGAGGGAATAATGCTGGTAACGCAGCCCCGGACCTCGGCGGGCGATGGCACGATGCTGGTGGCGAACCTCCAGACGGGGGCCTGGTCGCGCTTTACCGGCATGGATGCCCGCGCGCTGGCCTATTACGACGGTTATATCTTCTTCGGGGCGATTGACGGGCTGGTTTACCGGATGCAGGAGACGGGCGCCGACAACGGCACTCCCTACACGTGCAAATATCTCGGACAACATGAGAACCTCGGGACGCCGATTGAAAAGACCGTGGCGCAAATGCGGCCGATGTTTTCCTCGAACATCCCTATCGCGCCACAGACAACCGCGCTTGTGAATTACTCCGAAACGCTGTCTTCGGCGCCAAACGCCTATGCTTACAGCGGGACGGACGGGTGGGATATTTCCGTGTGGGATACATCGCTTTGGGATGCGTCGGCGGGGACCGTAACGAGCGCATCGGATAGCCAATGGGCCGCCATCGGGCGCACCGGGCATGTTGCGGCGCCTGAAATCCAGATCACCATTGGCGGGACAGTCCTGCCAGAGGTCGAATTGCTCGGAGTGGATGCGACATGGCGGCCGGGGGCGATGGTCGCGTGAGTTACGTTTTCGGCGTCGAGAAATGGGCCGAAGCATGGCCCGTATTCGAGCCGCTGATGCGCCGTCACTATGGCGAGATGGCAGACAGGCTTGCAGCGGAAGGACACGATGTTTCGCCATTCGCGCCGAGGGTGGATGCCTACCAGTCCGCGAACGAGCGCGGCGAAATGGTCATGTTCACCATTCGGAAGGATGGTGAGCCGGTGGGATATTCCATGATCTACGTCACCAGGTCGATGCACAACGGAGACTTGGTGGCGAACGAGGACACGATTTATGTCCACCCGGACCACAGGAACGGAATCGGCCGGAAGCTGACAAAGTTGATCCTCGGCGCGCTGCGGCAGGCCGGGGTGAAGCGGGCTTATGTGTCGGCCGCAACCGATCCACGAGCGACGAAACTATGGCAGCGGATGGGCTTCAAGCCGACCGCGCAACAAATGACCTATTATTTCTGAGGGGCCACCATGTGCTTCGATGCGCCGAAACCGACCGACCCGCGCGAGACGAGTGCGGCAAGCACCGGAACAAACGTGGCAACCTCCATTGCCAATGCGTTCCTCCAAAACTCGAACGAGATTACACCGGACGGGACGCGGACTTTCGACCAGACCGGCTCCTATACCTTCACCGATCCTTATACGAACCAGGAATACACGGTCCCGCGCTTTACCGTGACGCAAACGCTATCGCCCGAGCAACAGGCCATCGCTGACCAGTCTAACCAGGCGCGCCTGAACCTCTCGACGCTTGCAAACACGCAGTCGGACTTTCTGAACGACTATATGTCGGAGCCGTTCAAGTATGACCCCGGAGTGCATGAGGGGTGGGCGCTCGGCCTCTATGACAAGCTGAACGCCGACAACATCGCGCAAGGCGACGAGGCGTTGCGATCTCGGCTGGCGGCGCAGGGGATCAAGGCGGGTTCCGAGGCATACGATCGCGAAATGCGCAACGCCTATTCCTCGCGGTCTGACGCGCGGGACAAGTTCCTGCTTGACAGCTACAATACCGGGTTCGGCACGGCGCAGGCGACGCGAAATCAACCGATCAACGAAATCACTGCGCTTCTTAGCGGTGGTCAGGTTTCGCAGCCGAACTTCACGACCCGGAACGCTGTCAACGGAATCCCGATCACCGACAACGCTTCCATCATCGGGAATTACGATAACCAGCGCATGAACGCTTGGGGTCAGAGCCAAGCCGCCATGGGGTCGATGTTTAGCGGCCTCGGCGGGCTGTTCGCTCTGGCATAAGGGGGCACCATGGCTTTTTTCCCTACTGGCGGCGGCGGGCTTTTCTCGCAGGGCGCGTTTCAGATCGACCCGAACATGACGCCCGACCAGTTGCAGCGTCGGCGCGAAATGCTGGCGTCCATGATGCCGCAATACGGTCGCGCCAGATACGTTGGCGAGGGGCTTGGACACCTTGCCACCGGCATCATGCAAGGGCGCCAAATGCGCAACCTTGAAAAGGCCGAGGGGCGAGAGCGCAGCCGGATCAGCGACCTTTTCGGCGGACTTACGAGGGGCGGAACAGCCACGGAGGGCGCCCCGATCCTTGGCCCGCAACCGTATCAGCCGAAAGACCCGAACAGCCCGGAGGGGATCGCCGGGGATGCGATGACGGCGCTCGGGAAGCGTTCCCCCTATGCCGACGCCATTGCATCCGTGGAAAGCGCGGGGAGCGGCGATTATTCCGCCGTTGGCCCCGAGACGGGCAAGGGCAGGGCATATGGCCGTTATCAGGTGATGGATTTCAACATCGGCCCATGGACGGAAAAATACCTCGGCAAGCGCATGACCCCGGAGGAGTTCCTTGCGTCCCCGCAAGCGCAGGACGCGGTGTTCAACGGCGAGTTCGGCTCCTACGTCCAGAAATACGGCAACCCGCAAGACGCCGCATCCATGTGGTTCTCTGGCAGGCCGATGGCTGCGGCGGGGAACGCTTCGGACGGATACAATACTGTTCCTCAGTATGTCGAGAAGTTCACGAATGCCATGGGCGGCGAGCGCGTCATGCCTGCCGGCGGCGGAATGGACATTGGCACACTGGCCGAGATTGCGTCCTCGCCATACGCCGACCCCGGCCAGAAGATGCTTGCACAAACGCTGTTGCAGCAACAGTTGCAGACGATGGACCCGAAGTCGGTGCTGGAGCTGGAAAACATGCGGCTTCAAAACGAGGCCATGAAAAACCCGGCGAAGAAAGACGATCGCACCACCGATATGAAGGAATACGACCGCGCGGTGCTGGAATATGTGCAGCGCGGCGAGCCTGTCCCGACGTTCACCGACTGGACGCGGGGGAACAAGGCGAGCGGTGCGACAACCGTGAATAACGTAGTCAATCCCGCAGTTCCCGGCGTTCCCCCTGACGAGGAAGAACTCCGCAAGAAACTTGGCGGCAAGGAGGGTGAATCCTGGGCGGCTGCGATTGATGCCGGGACGGTTTCGTCGGGAACATTGCAGGACATGCAGCTTCTTGACGAAATTATCAAGATGGCACCGCAAGGGCCTAT